AGCAATGCCAGCGCCTGCAAAGCTTCTCCCCGGCTGGGCTGTTGTGGAATCGGCGGAAAGGCCTGGTCGGCCTTGAACAATAGCCGGCTCGCCGGATCATAGCCCGGCACCTCACACAGCGAGCCATCGACCCGCAGGAATGGCGTCTGCACGATGCCGTTGAGGACCGGCAGCTTCCACTTGCCCCGGCGGGAAAGCAACGCTCCGGCGACCTTGTCTGGAGCGTCGATCGCCGTCCACCCTTTGGAACGTGCATCCATTCTCACGAATTGTGCGGAGCGACAAAGCGTCTCGACTAGATAGGGCCGCACTACCGGAATCAGTTGCCAGCCCTCGGTCTTGCCATCCTTGTTGACGATCGTGCCGGCGACCGGCCGTACCAGCATGCCGCCGCGTTGATAGAACTGCTCCCCCAATAAGATTAGAGCGTCCTCGGCTTCGTTCACGACGCGCGGCAGCTCACTGGGGATTACCTTAATCTGCGGCCAGTTCATCGCGGCAGCCGCGGCATTCGGGGTACTGGTTGCAGCTCGCGCTAATCCTGTGACGGTGGCCAAGCGCTGGCTCCGCCACTTATTGAAGCATCGCGTCACCTCAGCAAACAGGCGCCCGGCATATTTGGCACCGATGCCATTCGGGTGCTTGGCCAGTTCATCGACGATCTCCTCGATTGACATCCCGGCGCCGGCCAGGTGCCAAACCACTTCCGCAAACCGCTCGCTACGCTCGCCTTCCGGGACGCCGTTCTCGATGATGTCGCGATAATAGTCTGACTGTTGCGGGCCGGCGCTATTGAGATCGAGCTTTGCGCTCGACTGCGGCATCGGAGTCCCGATGGCGAAGCGTGCCAGCAGCAGATCGAGATAGGCGTCGATCTCGCCCATGGTCTCGCATTGTCCTTCCTGCAGGCCGCTGATCGTGATGAATCTGGCACAGTTGCGATACAGCTCAAGGCCTTCGCCGTTCGTCCGATGAAATGGAAACCGCCGATGCAGCTCGGTGCCCTGGTGCGAGAGCCCGATGAAGCGGAGGCCACACCCGGACACGGTGACTTCGCGATAGAGTCCAAGCAGTTCGGCTTCGACACAGAGCCGCATAGCCCAGCCAGCTAACCTGCCCGTGATCGGGTCCCGGCACTGATCGAGATCAGCTGCAGCCAATTCGCCGTCGAGCAGCATGAAGCCAATACCATCAGCCAATCCAGCAGCGACAGCTGCAAGCGCTTCCTGATAGGTGCTCCAGGTCGAGGGATCGTTACTCTTAGCCTTCTTCTTCGGAAAAGCCGATTGATACGGTGGTTTGGTCCATTTTTTCCGCTTGTTCAATTCCCACTGCCACACTACCCACCGCCGCTGCTGCGTGATCCACTGCAGCGCCTTCGGAAGGCAGGCAAGATCAGCGACGTAGACCCGCGGTTTCTGGATCATGCGCGCCTCCCAGTTTTACAAAGATGGCGACCAAATGCTTGGCCTGCTTTTCGGTTGGCTGGCGCCAGGTCGTATGGCCCGCCATGTCATCGATGAATTCCTTTTCCCAGGCGCTGCGCAGCCGCGCCTTGTTGCGCTGGCAGAACAAGGCAATCTCATGCCAGCGCGGATATCCATCAGCGTCGTAGAACTCCGGCGGGGCTATCGCCTCCTGCTGTTGCTCGGCGCGGCCCTTCTCGACGCCGCGCGCGTAAATGATCTCGGCATCCTTGTCGCTATATTTTCGCTCCTCGAGCTCGCCATTGCAGCTTTCGATCACGGCAGCGATGTCGTGGAAGCTCAGGCGCTCGCTCGCAAACAATCGCTTCATCGCTCGAACGGCGCCGAGGACCTCGCCCTCGAAGTCCGACCCCAGCAAGCGAAACAACGTGGCGATGCGCTTGGCCACCGGCTCGTTCAAGGCGCTCATGCCGCCTCCGATCGGAATTTTACGGCCTCGTCGCCGACACAGATCCATCCCGGCCATTGCTGGCGGGCGTAAAGCTCGACATAGGGCCCGAGGCACAGCGCCTCGATGCGGCGATAAACTTCATCCGGTTTCCGGCTGTGCTCGCGTAGCGGCGAGACGATCAACTCGCGCACGCTCTTGGATTTGCGCTTTGGCGAGCCGCGCCGGCCTAGCCAGCAGATCTCGGCATTCTTCCGTGTGCCGTAGCCGGTGCTCATGAACCAGCCGACGCCGCTCTTGTTCTGCTTGGCCCACACAAACGCGCTGCCGCTGAACTTGAATCCCCATGCCTGCATCAAAGGCTCGACCCAAAACACCGAGCGCAACGGCATCCATAGGAACAGAAAACAATCCTTCGCGGCGATGCTGGCGACCGGAAGCGCAGCCAACTCCTCAAACGGCATGCAACGATAATGCTTTTGCGGACTGCGGCCTTCGCCCTTGGTCGAGTAGGCACGGAACGCAATGCCGGGATCCGCCATGATGGCGCCGGCTTGTGTGTCTGAAGGAATTTCCATAAGGGTCATGCCGGCAAAGTCCAACAGCGTGCTCTGTGCGAACAGAGACGGCATCGCCAGTCATCGCGATTTTCGGTGATGCGCGGCAATAACTCGCCCGCGCGCGTGGCCTCAATCACTGTGACGGCGCGATCACTGGTGATCTGCGCCAGCCCGGCGTTGAAGGGCACCAGGAAGTGCAGGCGTTCGCAGGTGTCGGCGTTGAGCACGGTGAAAAGTGCGTCGTTGGTGCAATCGAGATAGGCCTGATAGAGCGCGACTTGCGCGGCGTAGACCTCATAGAGCCCGGTGAGTCCGTCGCGCTCGATCGCGCGCCAGTTCTTGGCAGCCAAACACTTGTGCTCCCAGATGCATGGATAGATCAGGTCGTGGATTTGGGGACCGGCAACGAGAATCCCGTCAGCGTGGCCACGGAATAGTCCTCCGGCCGCTTCGCACTTCAGGCGAGCTGTGGATGCGAATTTGAATCCGGCCGCGATTAGACGCCGGCGCGATACCCCCTCGAAAAAATGTCCGCGATCGAAAATATCTTGCTTGCGTGCCGGAAATTGCGAATCACACAGCCAGTCATACTGCACGCGGCGCAGGCACTCAGCGCCGATCTGAGACGCACCGAGATATTGCCGATTGTTCGGCTTCGGCGGCTCAGCCGCCTCGATCAGCTCATTGACACGCTGATTGAACGGCTTCGCCGACAGGATTGCCCGGTTTAGGTCCTGCATGACTTTTGACCTCGACGATATCGATGCAACGCATGCCGTGCTGGCGCAGGACGGCTTTGAGAATCCATCGCAGCGCCCGGATTGCGTCGACGCCGGGAAGCGGCACCAGCGTCAGCACATAACGGTGCCGGGCCTTCAAAAAGGGATTTCGTCGTCTAATTCCCTTTTGTGCAGGACCACATCAGGCTCCTGATCGAGCGCGGCCTTGGCTTCATCGATCAGGCGCTGGGCCAGCTCGACAAAGCCGGCCATCTCGTCTTTCGACCAGCTCGCCAACGGCTTTGACCAGTCGATCGTCGCCTGGTCGGCTAACCTCGACAGGATCGAGCGAACGATCGCGCTGTCGCGCGGTGACGGTCTCATCCGCACGACATGCGCTTCCTGGTCGAGGCCTTCGGCGACCGCCTGCTGATAGCGCGTTCGAATCCAAGCGAAGATCGCAGCAATGATGACCCAGCCCCATTGTTGATCACTCAGCTTGCCAACTGGCCTATTGGCCAACCGACTTTGCACGATCGCGCGGGCTTCAGCGATAGCGTTCGCCATCGCTGCTGCCTGCCAAGCGTCTTCCTGTTCGGAGAGCTTGCTCATCGTCATTGCGCCCACTGCGGACGCGTGACGGCTTGCGTTGGCTTCGCAGAGGCCGCTACGGCCACGCCCGGCAACTCCGCCTGTGCCGATGCCGGGAGCTGCTCGACGGCCTTCCACTGCCGCTGGTCGGGTGTGACCGCTTCGAGTTTGTTTTTGTCGGGATAGGCTGGATCCTTGCTTTTCTCGACGTAGATGCGCGCAATGAACCGCAGGTTATTGAAATCGCCAATCTCCGCTTTCCGCTTGCTCTGCGCCGCTTCGCTGGTGTCGTTCGGCTTGATGTTGCGGGCGCTCTCAAGGACTCCGCGCAAAAGCGCGCGACTGATCTCCGCGGCTTTGGCATGTCCGTCCGAGGTGCCGTTCAGCAGCAGCAGCTGCCAGATTTTGCGCTTGGCGTATTCGCCGTCGATAACGGCGAACTCACAATCCAAACCCTCCGAGCCACCATCAGCCGAACGTTTCAACCAGCCACCTTCACCGACGCCGCCATTTTTGATCGTGATCTGCACGGTGCAGATCGTACCTGCTGGAATCAGGTCGAACGAACGCTGCGGGCCTGCATCATTAAGATCGAGTGTCGTCATCGGAAACTTCCTTCTATTTGAGGGTGAGCTTGTTGAGCAACCGTCCAAGATCGGGCGGCTCGATCGGGTCAAGCTTCCCCGACCGATCTTTTGCCGGATAGCCCCAGGCATTCGGCGCCGTGCAGACGAAGCCGCGCTCCGGCGGTTTGCCGTCGCCAAAATCCAGGAACTGATAGCTGACGATTACGTCGATGATGCCGGGCAGCTCGCGCGAGGTCTTGCTGCCTTCGCACTGCAGCTGCCACACTCCGCGATTGGAGTCGTCGGTTATGAATTCCAACACGCCGGCAAAGACGACATTCATCGGCCTCGCATGCTGAAGCTGGCCGAGCCACAGCACCATCTCGCGGCCATGCAGGCCGTAGGCGCCGCGCAAATCCTTGCGGCCGGTACGCTCGCTGAATGCCTCCGGCTGTTGCTCGGCGTGACGGAAGGAAAGCCGCGAGACCGCCGTCAGGCTGTCGACAAAAAGAGTGTCGAGCTGGTCGAGACCTTCAAGCCAACCGCCCACCGCCTCGAAATGCGCCTGCGAATAACAGGCAGTTGGCGGGAATGACAGGTTCGGCCCGCCGATCCGGCACGCAAGATCACGCGCGGTCTGCCAATCGTCAAGCTGGATGGTCTTAACCTGGACATCGAGGACACTGAGATCGCCGGCTTCGATATCGACAAATAGCGTGCGATCGAGATCGATTAGCGTGCGCAAGAGCGTGGTCTTGCCGATGCCGACAGGCCCGGCGATCAACACCTTGGCGCCGCGCCTCTCGCGCAAGCGTTCATCGGCTGAGATGATCTTCATTATGGCGCCCCTCACTTCAGCTGCGAGAGCAGCAACTGTGCCGCGTCGGTCTTCTCGGCGGCCAGGGCCTTGCGGCCACCGATCGCGAACGCGACAACAGCCCTCAGCAGCTCCGCCAACCGCGCCGCGGCGCCAGCATCAAACCCGCAGCTCGCACCGTGCGTAATGGAAGCAATCGTGCTGTAGACGGTGGCGACATGCTGATCGTCGCCTTCCTGAAACAAGAACACGGGCATGCTGAGCTTGCGCGCGGCGGCGTACAGCTCGGCGGGAGCTTCTTCGCAGGCATCGCTGATCAGGATGAGCGCGTTCACTTTCTTGCGCTGGTTTTCCTTGTGTGCGTGCGCCAGCACTCTTGCGATCTTGGTGGTTCCGGCTCGGCACATGACGCCGGACATGATTGCGGTAAGCGACTTGGCGTCCGAGAGCCAACGCGATGCGACGCATTCGTCGTCACCGCGGTAATACACGAGTTGCACGTCGAGCCCGCCGATAGCGGCTGCGGCCGCGAACATCTGTGTTGTCAGTTGCGCTGCGGTATCCCAGGTTGTTTGCCGGGACGCTGTTGCATCAATGGCAAAAATAAGCCTGCTTCGAGCCGGATCGACACGCGAGAAGAATGTTTCGAGATGCGGACGCGTTGGGATAGCGGGTGTGGTCGTTGTCATGTTTTCAAACCTTCCATGACATTCACTTAATGAAGGCGGCGGCGCCGGCCATCAGAACCGGCGACGCCAAGATTTCCGGATTAGCGAGCTTGGGCTTCGACCTGGGCTGCGACCGCCAAAATCTTGTCAATGCCGGCTTCATGCACCACGCCAAACAGAGCGTTATCGTCCAGCTTGCCGTTGTTGGTTGGCTTCGGCAGCGCCGATGGCAAGCTCGGTACGTGGAGCAAAGCCGCGAGGCTGGTCGAATCTTTGCCGGAGGCGATCGCACGGCGTCTCTCCGGCGACATCGCGCGGGTGACGCGGATATAGCCTTCGTTTACGCCGAACCAATGTGCGAGCTGGCGAGCCGTTGGAATGAGATCCACATCGCCCTCGAGGACGCCGGCTAACTTGGCAGCAAGCTGACGTTTGTCCAAGTGCTGATGCAGCAGGCTGCGTGCGGACTGCCGGGGGCGTCCGGTTGCGGATCCGTTTCCGTTTATGATAGACATGGTGTGTATCTCCATTAGCTTTGCTTGCTTTGACGAGCCCGATGTTCGCGCGTCGGGCTCGTTTTACCGTTTGCGACAAAGCCTGAATCCGCAGACGGTATTCCGCGCACTGCACTCCGTTCAGGCGGCGGTCTTCTTCTTCGCCGCGGCCGAAATTCCAAAGACAGCGTTGTTTGGATCGTTACCTAAGGTTTTGAGGAGCGCGCGAAGACAGTTGGCGGCTTCATGGATATCGGCAGCGGCAGCTGTCTCGGATGTGTTCGAGGCGTCGGCGGCCCTGATATGCGACAAGGCTTTCTTGAGCAGGTTCGTACCTTTGCCGCTGGCATCACTTTCGACTCTTTCAACACGTACAAGGTCGCGAAGCCGACGATAAAACGTAAGCGACATCGCCAGTCGGAATTCGTCTATGCCGATCTCGTCCAGGAATTCGGTGCGCGCCGCCTCTGACTCGCGCTTCCAATGTTTCACGAGGGTCTCTTTGTCTTTGGGCGGCTTGTTCGAGGGGGTCTGCTTGCGGATCATGCACAGAGCGGCATGGATTGACGTGTGTCCAGACCTGTGGACACTTTCCTCATATCGAGCGAGCAGCATGTAATTATACATAGTCGACTTCTTCAGGCCGTTCTGCTTCAGCCAACGGCGGAAGCGACGAGGGATGCACTCGTTGACTTTATTGCCGTGCTTGCCGGCTTCGATGGCGTGATTGATGCGGTCGAGGCCGGCGAGATCGGCGGCGGCGCATTCGCGCTGAATGATCGCAGCCTCTTCATCGAGCTTGACGTCGGCGGGCGGGGTGTCGATATAAGCCACGTTCGGATCTCTTCACTTTGGTCGGTGGTAGGGAAACGAAAATTAGAGCCGGCCTCCGCCTCAACGGGGTGCCGGCTTCTCTTTGTCGAGGTCGTGATTTGTGACTGTCGCGCGACGGGTCATGCCGCGAATCCTGTTCGGGTTGAAGTGAGACTCAGCTGCCGCGAGTGCGTTCTGCCAGCGAACAATATCGCTGGCGAACCATGCGATTCGGTTTGGTGAAACGTGAACGGGCCGCGGGAAAAGCCCCTTCTTGATCATGTTGTAAAGCGTGGCGCGCTTGAACGGCACCAGAGCCAAGACTTCCGCCTCGATCAACATCTTCTGCGGCTCAAGCGAGGGCTGCTCGTCCGGAATGGCCGTGCATCTCGTCAGCAGTTCGTTGTGGTCGGAAATCATAAGGCGGCCGATTGTTTGAAGGGGAGTTAGCTTGCGTTGGAGAGCATCAGCGCGTCCTTGACGCGCATGCCAAGGCGGCGCGGGCCTAGTTGGATGATGCGGTTGCGGTCCGTGCGGAGGAGCGTCTCAACCGACACGCCGCGCAAGCGCGCCGCCTCAGCCAGAGGCGCGATCCGCTCAAGCTCAATCTGGGTGAGAGCAATTTCGGTAGACATCGGATCGGACCTCCACTTGCGCCGCATGAGGTGGCTTGCGTGCGTCTTTAGCGAAGGTACGCCTGAATTTTCGAATCCCTCTCCGCATCATGCGCGGCGCGGAAGATGCGGAAGATGCGGGAGATGCGGAAAAGTGTCGCTCTAATAGGACAGCTCATTTCGAACGCGATCAATAACGTCCGGAGACGGGTACGGCTTACCGTCCATTCTGGCTTCCTTTCCTGCGTCGCTGGTCAATTCCCTGATGATGTCTCTTTCGAGTATGCTCGTATACACGCTCGGAATTTGGCCATTGGGAAACAAGCGTAGGAACGCCCACCGCACGCGGTTCGATTGGGGTTGTCTTCTCTTCTTCGCAGGCTCGTATTGCTGCCGCGATAACGTCGCCGACGCCGACAGTCGAGCGACTATCGCATCAGCATCGAGTTCGAAGTTGTAGGCCTTCGGATCCCAGCCGATGCCGCCAGCCGGCACGGCATCGAGGTGCGGACCACCCGTACCGACTCTGGCCACCATGACCAGTGAGGTCGAGCTGAATGACGCAGGCACCAAATTCCCGTTGCACCAGAGTCGGGAATAATCGCCGCGAACCCAGTTCGTGAAATCCTGCGCGATCCTGTCGATTGCCCAGTCCGGCTGCAGGGAGAGTGCCAGCCTCAATGCATTAGTTAGCGAAATGGGTGAACTTGGACGAGGTGCTGTGCTATGTTCGGTATCAGTCCCGGCCATCGCTTGCTCCGCTGGCAAATGGGATTAGGGCCATCGTTGACGTTCACGGCGTCACGATGGTCCAAGATTAGCAACTTTCTTAAAAAAGCGAAACGGCGATCGGGTCATATCGGTCGCCGTTCGTTTTCCACCAAATCTATCTTTTATGCGGCGGCCTTCATGTCCTCCTCTGCACGCTCCGCGCCGCCGACGATCTCGCGCAACGCTACGGCGATTCCGTCGAGGACCATGCGCTTTTCCGACAGACGCCGGCTCAAGTTATAAACTTTACCGGTCACACTCGGCAGACGCGCGCCGTTCTCGTCGCGCTTGGTCATGTGATCAAGGCACTTGGCAATCGCCCCGTCGCTGAAGCCAAGATCGCCGGCCAGCGTTGCGGTCGTTCTCCGCAGATCGTGCGGCGTGAATGGCGTCAAGCCGAGCAGATCGCAGATCCCGGCCGTCCGCACGGAGCCGTCGCGGTTCTTGGAGCCGCGAAGGGCCGCCGACATGCTCTTGCGTTCGAGCGGACTGTCACCGCCGAAGCGGCCGGCGAAGACGAACGTCTGCTTGTCGTCCGTGATGGCTTTCTTGATGAGTTCGACCGCGAGGCTCGACAAAGGCTGTTGAATGGGCCGCCGACGTTTCACGCGCACCGCCGGAATGTCGGCGCGTGGATGCGTACCATCCAGGTCAACCAGCTCATTGCAACGCATTCCGAGCAGCTCCCAACTTCTCAACATGGTCACAAGGCAGAGCTTGAGACCCAGCCGCGTACGGCGATCCCACGGCATATCGGCGCGGTCGAGGCCATGCCAGAGGATCTTGATTTCGTCGGCCGACAGGACGCGGCTGCGCGGATGCTCATGCGGCAGCTCCGGAAGGTTTGCCGTCGGGTCGCACGATGGCGGGACGTAGTCCTGCCCCGGCTCCCGGGCCCAGCGATACAAGCCGCCGATGGCCC